TTTCTTATCAGGTAATAGAGAATGTAAACTAATCTATACTTTAGAAATGAATTATAATGATGACGATGAAATCAATTTGCCAGTTCCTTATGTAGAATTACTAACTAGGGCATTGGCTTATAAATTTGCTATTGTTTATCCTAGAACTGATACAAATAAACAATTGTCATTGAAAACTGAACTAACTGAACTTGAAAATCTACTTGCTGCAGCAAATTCAAGCAACAGAATTATAACACGTGAAACTGGTTATAGAAATTCACTTTTAGGTAATTTCCTTGGCGGTTCTTTCATTATGGGGTAATATAAATGGCTAAGCATGTCATAAACAATATAGTTGGTCAATCATCTAAATATGACTTAGCTAAAGTTTCTAATTCATACACTCTAAATATGTATGAAGAAACAGTAGATGCTAATGAATCTTATGTAAATAAGGTTCTTAGACCTATTCCCGGTTATAAAACTGTCTGCAATATACAAGGAACTTGCAGAGGTATGTTCACTGTTTCTATTGGTTATAATGGTAATCCTACTACTTATGCAGTTTTTGATGATACATTATATCTAATCAATAATGAAACTAATGCACCATTTGAAATTGGTAAAATTCCTTATGGTTCTTCACAAATTCATTTCGTTCAAACTGGTAATCGTCAAGGTTATCATACTCATCTAGTATTTGTTGATGGTATCAGTTGTTATGCAGTTGATACTCAATTACTTCCTGCTCTACAAATAGAAGACTTTACTACTATTCAACTTCCAATGAGAGATGTTCAAAATAATGTTTATATTACTCCATCTCATATTGCTTATCTATATGGTTATATAGCAGTAAATGACTCTGAAACTGATTTATTTTATATTTCTTATCCATTCCCATTTGAAAGAGGAACTCCAGTAGATAAAAATATTTTCATGTTTGATTCTGCTGAATGGGGTAAAACTGGTCAATCTATTCAAGCATATTGGCAACCAGATAAATGTTCTGCTATTGTTTCAAACGGAACACGCCTATTTGCTTTTGGTCCAACTTCTTTCCAAATGTTCCAATATACTAATGATGTAAATATTCCTTTTTCTTCACCTGATACTGCTGCAAAACTAATTGGTTTGAAAGCAATAAATTCTGTTTGTCAACTTGGTAATATTATAGTTTGGTTAGGTTCATCAGATCTAGGTAATAATGGAATTTATATCAATTATGGTGGTACAGAAGCTGAAAGAATTTCTACTCCTGCTATTGAACGTGAAATTTCAAAATTTAGCAATATTACTGATGCAGTTGCTCAAATTTGGCAAGAAAATCAACACGTATTCTATATTATTGATTTTCCAACTGCAAATAAAACTTTCTGTTATGATATTACTGAAAAAAGCTGGACTAATAGAGCATCACTAAAAGATGACAATACTTTGATTTCTTGGCGCTATAAAAATGCCACTATGAATAGTAATGGAAAGATATGGCAAACTGCTCCAGGTGTAATTGTTGAACAAACTGAAGAAAAATGGAATGAACATGATGATAAACCAATTTTACGTCTTCGTAGAGGTGGTGTAATTTATTCTGATCAATCTCATTTCTATATCAATGCAATTGAAGTAAATATCAATAATGGACAATATTCAGAAGAATTCTATAAAGATCAAGCTAAACTAATGATGAGATTTACTGCTGATGGTTCTAACTGGTCTGACCTAGAATATGTAGATATTGGTTATACTGGCAATTATGACTATGATGCTATTTTCTATAATTTTGGTATAGCAAAAGTATTTACTATTGAATTATCTTGTTCTGATAATATACCATTTGCTCTTTATAATATAAAAATAAACACTGATACAATGGCTTACTAAGGAATTTTTTATGGAATTTACTACAAGTTATACAAATCATGAAGACTTAGCTGAAGCTACAAGAGGCGTCTGGGGCAAAGACGTTTTAGAAGATTGTTCATTTGTTTATTTTGGACAAGGTATCATTGGTATAGGTGCTTCAACAGAAATATTAGATAAACATTGTAAATGTAAACACGGAGATTGGATAAATATAGGCAACAATATATATTTTTCAATTTTGAAATAATAGGAGAAACGAATTATGGCAGTTGGAGAAATGATAGGTGGAATCGCTGGTGGAATGTTTGATACAGCGATGAACTATATTCAGAGTGAAAAGAATAGAAAAGAAGCTAAACGTGCATCACAAGAAAAAGCTAGACGTATAGCTGAAGCTGGACAAGCAGCTGATGTCACCTATAATGATATAATCGATATGCTAGAAGATTATAAAGCAGGTCAATACGAATGGGCTACACCTGAACAAAAAGAAATGTATCAGCAACTTGTTACTTCTTATGAACCTCAGACTTATGACTTTGACAAGTTTTCTTATGACAAGACAACTGAGGATTTTCTAAATCCTGAAGCTGAAAAGATTGCTGAATTAGCTGGTCTAAAGAAACAAGCTGAACTTGCTGGAATAGGCGCAGCTAAAGGTTCTGGTGCAGATGCAGTCATGGGCTATTCTAAATGGGAAGCAGCTGAAAAACTCTATAATGATGCTCAGAGAGCTTTACAAGAAGATAGAGGTCAAGCATATCAAGAATATGGTGACTATATTGATCGTATGCAAAGAAAACTTGATACTATGAATCAAGGAACTCTAAATAAAATCAGTCTACTTGGTGGTAATATTGGTAAAGATGAAGAAGCTCAATCTGACTATATGGCAGATCTTATTTCTGTTATGGGTGATCGTGCAGCTTCTAAAATCAATACAGGTATTGCAGCTTATTCCTAATTTTTAGTGGAGAATAACAATGGCTAGAATTTATAATACAAGACAATTTTTAGATCCAAGATATGTTGACATGATGAATCAGTCAATAAATCGTCGTTTAGATACTTCTAGACAGGATAGAGCAAATGTATTAGGAGCTCTTTCTAATACTATTGGTTCTGCTGCTTCTAATGTTGGTAGATATATTGATGAAGAAAGAGGAAAAGAAACAAGACGCTCTCTTCTAGGCTCTTATGATACTTCTGATCCTCTAAAAGCTGCTGCAGCTGATAAGTTTATTCAAACCGGTGATCCATCTGCTATGATGAATATTGATCAAATGGAAAAGACTTTTCAAGCACGTCAAGATGAAGAAGCAACACGTAAAAATGAAGAATTACTTCTAAAGAAACAAATCTTTGAAAATGCTGTAGAAGATATTGATACTTATAGAAATGATCCAGATAAAAAAATTGCTGCAATCAATCGTGCAATTTCTAAAGGTCTAGAAGCAGGTGTAGATGTTTCTGATTTGAAGTTTGAACTACAAAATGCTCAAGAAGAAAAAGGTAAAGCTGAATTCATTATCAAAGAACAAGAATTTGAAAAACAAAAAGAAGCTAAACAGAGTGAAATCAAAAAGAGAACAAAAGATCTAATTGAAGAATATGTTTCTCGTTTAGAAGATATTGAAGACAAAGATGAATATAATCAGTCATTGAATGAACTAAAAACTATGGCTGAAGCAAATGGTCTTCGTTCTGAAATCAAATTCCCTGATGAAAAGAAAAAGTCAAGAACTCAAAGAACTGCAAAAGAAGAAGATGAATATCAAGCTCTATTACTTGATAAAAAATATAATAGAATGACTATTGAAAAACAACAAAAACTTGACAAACTAAGTAAACTAACACCTTATAAATCATAAGAGGTTATAATGGAAGATCTACAAAAATTTTTGAGAAATAATAAGAATAGATTATCCGAAGAAGAATTCGAATCCATGTATTCTGATTCTTATGATATGCCAATAGATGAATTTACTTCTAAATATGATTCTATTCTAAAAGAAAAAGGTGTTGGTTGGAGTAAACTAAGAAAACCTAAAGCTAAATCTGTTCAAGAAAGAATTAGAAACGAATTTGGAGATGATGAATTTGTTGTTCCAGAAAATTATAGAAGAGACGTTTGGGAAGAAAAATTCAAAGATATTCCTTTTGAAGAATTCTCTGAAAATATTGATAAAATGCGTCAATACTATGAAGATGAAAAGAAAGAAAGAGAATATGAAGGTGGAAAAACTCGTAGAGAAAAAGAAATAAAAGAATGGCCTTGGTATAAAGATATTTTAGCTTCTGAATATGAAAAAGAACGCTATATCAATGAACCTGAAGCTGCTCTGTTTGGTAAAGAAGCTACACCTATTACAAAAGATATTCTTGGTAAAGGTGAAGCAATCTCTGACGTAATCTATGGCGGTGCTGGTGCTGTTGGTGATTTCATTCCAGGTATTGGAACTGTTCTTGGTCCTGCTGCAAGAGCTGCACGTGATGTTCAGCACAAAGCATCTGATTCTAAATATCAAAAAGAATGGAGTGATATTGGTTCTGATTTAGCTTCTGATCTTGCTATAAACTTAGGTACAGAATACTTACCAACAGTAGTTATAAATCGTGCTAAAAGAGCTGGTAAATCTGTAAGTAAACTATCTGATATTGGTACTGATATTAGATTGGAATTAGATGCTCAAAATCGTAAAGCTGCAAATGATTTATTAGAACAGAATAAAGATAAAATCATTGATGCAGCTGATAATGCTAAAACATTTGATTTACTTCTTGAGAAACTACCAGATTCAGATATAAAGAAAGATCTTGTTATGATTCGTAATCAACCAGACTTCAATAAATCTAAAATAGGTGATTACTTTGATCAGTATATGGATGCAAAAAAGGCTACAACTGATAAGAAAGAAATGTTTGGTTATAAGTATGATGAAAAAACTGGTAGTATAGTTCCAACACAAAGATCTGAAGGTTATTTAGGTCCAAATGCTTATGACTACTTTAGAACACAAGAACGTAATAAAGAAATTACAAAAAGAGGATTGAAATCTGGTCTTGCTTCTGTGCTAGGAAAAACTGGTGTTATTGGTGGTGGAATTGTAAAAGAAATTCCTACCGCTAAAGGCCGTGGCAGCGATGTTGAAATAAATCCTGAAAACACTAAGGAATGGTACAAGCAGAACTATACACGCGACTGGATGTTAGGATTTACTCCAGATTATAAAGAAGGTGATCCTAAGTGGGAAGCTTTTGAAGAAGAATTCCCTGAAAGAGCTGAAAAAATAAAAAATAAGGAGAAATAATTTATGTTAGGATATTTGCTATCACCTGTATTACAAATAGAAGACATCAATGGTCTACCATTGGTGAATGGTAAAGTATATGTTTATGAAGCAAATACTTCTAACTTAGCTACCATTTATTCTAACTATGAAGGCACACTAAATACAAATCCTGCTATCCTTGATTTAGCTGGTCATACAACTATCATTGCAGATGATGAAATGATGTATGATATTACTGTCAAAGATAAAGATGACAATTTGCTATTCTCTGCAAAAGATATTGCTGTTGGCGGTGAAGGCGGAAGTGCTATTGTATCTGATGTGACTGTCAGAGCAAGTGGAAATGGTATTTCTGTAGTTCAGTCAGTTGAAAATAATACAAAAGTATTTACTGTTTCCATTGATTATAATTTTGTTGCTTCTAAAACAGATTTGAATAGTAAACAAAATGTTTTGACACCTGGTGCTAACATCAGCATCTCAGGTGATACAATCTCAGTAACCGGTCTAAAGACAATAAATGTTGCAGCACCATTACAGAAAACAGAAACAACTAGTGCAATCAATCTTTCCATTGATCCTTCTGGTATTCAAACTCCATTGTCAGCTGGTACAAATATAGATGTTGTAAAACTTTCTAATAATATTATTGATTTGAAACATGATAACTGTTCAGCATCTATAAACAGTATTGCTATTGGTAGAGAAACTGTTGCTTCTGGTAATTGTTCTTTTGCTGAAGGTCTACATACAAGTGCTTTTGGAGATTATTCACATACTGAAGGTTATAGAACAAATGCAGCGGATTTCTATTCTCATTCAGAAGGAGATGAAACAAGTGCAATTGGACGATTTGCTCACTCTGAAGGTAGACTTTCAATAGCACAAGATAATTATTCTCACGCTGAAGGTGAAAGAACTTCTGCTGTTGGAACTGATTCACATTCAGAAGGATTTAGAACTATTGCTGCAGGAATTGTATCACATGCAGAAGGTGATAGAGCACAATCTATTGGACAATATTCTCACGCTGAAGGTGATAGAACACAATCTATTGGACAATATTCTCACACTGAAGGTAGAAATACAAGCGCTGTTGGTGAATATTCTCATGCTGAAGGCGAAGGAACTATTGCAAATAGTCCTAGAAGCCATGCTGAAGGATATGAAACAACTGCTGGTTTCAATTCTCACAGTGAAGGAGCTCTTACAATGGCATCTGGAACTGGCTCTCATGCTGAAGGTTGGCGAACAACAGCAAATGGTGCTAGGTCACATGCTGAAGGTTGGCAAACAACAGCAAATGGTATTGCATCTCATACTGAAGGTGAAAGAACTATTGCTGCCGCTGACTACTCTCACGCAGGAGGTCAAGCAACTATTGCATCAGGTGCATATCAAACTGTAATTGGACAATACAATAATCCTAACACAACTGATTTATTCCAGATTGGTTGTGGTAGTGCAGATAATGCTAGACAAAATGCTTTAGAAGTAAAAAGTGATAAAAGTGTTTGGTATAATTATAATGGTTCAATGATCCAACTAATACCTGCAATTTCAATACATTCAGTAGTATATGCAACACCGACACTAAGACTAGAATCAAGAAATTATCAAAATGAAAATTTATATACTACTACAGTAATTCCAGCTAACACATTATTTGATGGTAGTATTACTATAAATAATTATATTGCAAGTAAAATTTTGTCTTCTGTAAGTATTGGTACAACTATTGAAAATGTTGATACAGGTTATTATATAGATGACTTATGTAGTTATCCTTTGATTTTGAATTCTAATGGTGATGCAAGGGCTTTGACTACTACTATTCCAATTATCTTCAAAAATGAAAGCAATGTTTCAAGAAAAATTGGTATTAGACTAAATGGTAATCCAACACAACAAACATTACAATTGATAATCAAAGGTGTAACAATTTCTTTATAATTCTTATAGATGAATATAATATCAACATAAAATATAAAGTTATAAATGTAAACAAAACATAACTATAATGCATGAGGTCTACAATGAATAGTCTAATAACAACTATATTGCCTTTCATCCCATCAGCAGCATTGCCTCTAGTCATTGTTGTAGTTGCTGCTATATTCTTCTATTTCAAATTCAATAGTCTGTCTAAAGATAGAGAAAATACAAAGATTCAGCGTGACAATGACAGTCAGACCATTCATGATGATATTCTGAAATTGCAATTCAAAGTATTAGAATTGGATGGAAGAACTGTCAAACATGAAAATATCATTGAAGATATGAGACAGCAACTTTCAGAACTAAATACTAATATAGTTAGACTAGCTGTCGTTGTTGAAGAACTGGCAAAGAAAATTGACAAGGAGTAAATCATGAATGGAACAGGAATTGGTGAAGTTAGAACCAAATTATTAGATACTGATCATAAACAATGGAATACTGGTATGGGTATATTTGATCCAAATAGAGTATTCTACAAAGCAGATCCAAATGGATATGTAATAATTGATGGTAAGAGATGTAAAATTGTTGAAAAACCAGATAGAAGCAATCCAAATGTTGCTGTATTGAATGGTCAAGTTTTTGACAATACATTCTATAAGAATGAAACTGATAATATAATCTGTTCTAAACTTGTTGATGAAATCAGTCTTCCTGCTGGTTATAACAAATGCTATTATGTGTATAATAACGACCCTACAACTGATAGAGATACTATGATTAGCACTGGTATAAAACTTCCAAAGAATTTCGGTCATATTTATTTCTCATGTCATAATAAATCGGTTATGGCTGATTATTCTACATTATGGAGAAATAATATATTGACCGGTCAAAATGAAGTTACAAGATTTACTACAGATCAGCAAAGAATAGATAGAATGTTTATATATTTAGATACAACTACTGATAATGGTAATCCAACATTAGTAGTTGAATCAAATAATATTTTTGGTCTTGAAATTACAAGTGATAGAAAATGGAAAAGATTATTGGGAACTTCATATTCTACTTTGATTGCTGCTCATGAAGGAATAGATAATACAGATAATACTTTATATTTCTTTGCAAAGAGTTTGGTATCAAATCTCTATTATATGTTTGTAGTAGATGATAATAAGAATTTGACACATTGCTTTATTCCATGTCAGAACGCAGCAACTGGTCAATTTGGTCTTTATGAAGTCGTTACAAATCAGTTCTTTGGAAATGATGCATTGACTGGTGAATAATAAATATGAACTATAAAGTAAAGAATTACACAAAACCTATAATTAGAAAGCTTGATAATGGTGAACAATATATTTTAGAGAATGATATAACAGTTGTTCTCAAAGAAGGCAACTATGGATATATTGTAAGAATCAATATCAAAGCAGGTGCTGTATGGGATGGACTATCTGTTCCTTATGTCTTCAGATGGTTCATGCCAAACTATTTTATTGATAATCCACTTGCTAATGTTGCTGGACTTGTTCATGATGCTATGTATGCGTCAGAACTTGTTGCTAAAGATACAGCTGATGATATGTTTCGTGGTATTCTTAGAGATGCTGGAGTTTCTAGATTCAAAGCATCAACTGCTGAATATCTAGTAGAGAAATTCGCAAAGAAACATTACGGTATAGAACATGATAAATGGAATCTACATGATTTTGTAGAAATAACAGTCGATTCAAAATAAACTAATTTTGTTTGAAAGGAAATAATAATTATGACAGAAGATGAAATCATAGAAAAAGTTCAAAAATTCCTTACTAAGAGTTCTACAAAATATTCTGCAGAAGTCAATAATCAGATAACTGATCTTGATAGTTTCAATGGTAATTTCTGGACAGATACAGTAAAAAAGACTTATAAACGCTCTAATAAGAGACGTCTTTGTCTTCATTTTTCAGATTGGTCCGTTTTAGCTAATGCTATTTCTTCACCATATTCTAATTCACCATGGCATACTGAATTACTTTCTAGAATTGGTGAAAATGAAACTATACAAAATACAATCAATACTATCGAACAAGATAATGATTCTAAATTCGAACAAAAGAAAGCTTTTGACAGGGGCGTCATTGCTGGTGCAGGCTATATTGTAGTCACTACTGATGTTGATGAATTTACTAATGAACCAAAGATTGTTTTAGAATTCGTAAATCGTCAAGGTTCTGTTGCATTAGACCCAAATATTCAAAAAGTTGATGCATCTGATGCAGAAGAAGGTGCTATCGTAAACTATATCGCTATCAATAAAGCAAAACGTCTTTATGGTGATGATGTAGTTCCTTTCGACTATCCTCGTGCTCTTCCTAAATTATCTTTCAATACTATTGACCAATGGCCAAATATTGAAGATAAAATACAATTAGTTTCTTACTACTGTAAAAACGATAACGGTTTTGTAGACTATTATCAAATTTGTGGTAATAAAATCGTAAAATCAATTGAACTTCCTATTCATTATATTCCTATTGTTCGTTTTGCTGGATATGAACAATATAATGATGGTGATACAAGATATACCGGTATTGTTTCAAAAACATGGACTCTACAATTAGGCCTAAATATGGCTTATTCCACTCTGATGGAAAGAGCAAACCGTTCTATCAAAGCAAACGTTATTGCTTCTACTAAGGCAGTTGAAAACCTTGATAAGTATTATGAAAAGAAAGAAGATGAAGATGGTTCAATGATTCTTTATAATGAGGGTTTTGCCGCTCCTATTCCATTAGTTGAACAATTCCAGACTGCAGACTTACAAGCTATTATTCAATCTTCTAGAGAAGCTATTGCTGATGTAATTGGTGTTCCTCTTTCAGGTATTCTAGGTGTTGAAGATAAAACTGCTACTGAAATTCTTATTCAGCAAACCAATAAAGAATCAAATGTTGCCATATTCTATGATAATGCTTATAAAGCTAATAGAACTATTGCAAGAATTATTATCGAATTCTTGAATAACGGTAAAGACGTATTATTCGAACTGGAAAATGGACCAGCTGTTGTCACAAATAATATCAAACATCGTCAAGAATTACAAACTATTGCTAACTTGATGCCTGCTGAAATGCAACCTCTTGTTGCAGTTCACATGTGTGATACTATTGATTCAGATTTCGTTTCTAATATAAAGAATGATATTATTGCAAATCTTGATACAAATATCAAACTTACTACAGAAGCTGAAGATCCAGTTGCAATTCATCAGTTGAAACAAATGCAAGGTATAGTCGATCAAACTATGACTCAAGTTGATGCTCTATCTCAAGAAAATGAAGATTTGAAACGTCAATTGGCTAATATGACTCTTGCTTTGAATAATGAAAAAGAAAAAACAATGCTTGATTATCAGAAACATGTAGATAATATGAGAATTCAAGAAGCAAAACTACAATTAGACGCTGATAAACAAGGTGTTGAAACTCAACTAGATATTATAGACAAACAAAATGAAGCAGCTAAAGATGCTATGGATATTGAAATGAAAAAGATAGATTTAGCTGAAAAAGTAATCAACGGAGGTGTATAATGAAATTTAGATTGGGTTTCGGTACACGTAATATGTTAGGTGATGGTGAAGCTGCATATAGACAATCACCAACTGAACATGAAGAATTACTTCATAAGTATGAAAAACCAGGCCAAACTCCTGCTGAAAGACTTATTGCCTCTGAACGCGGTATGATAGAAGAAAAACTAAATCCTAAATATTGGGATGATGAATATCCTCGTAGAAATGTTGGCGGGTCTTCTAGTTGGATTGATGAAATCGAATATCTTCCAACTCTTGGTATCGCAATAATGCATACTGATGGTAAACAATATTACTATCCTATGACTTCTGATGAAGTTGGTGACTGGATGAATTCTGATTCATTAGGTCAATATTACAATAACAATGTGAAAATGAGAGGATAAACAATGCGTAATTTTGATGCTTCACAAACATGGTTAGATAATAATGGTAAACCTCTTATTGGTCGTCTTACTTTCTATAAATTACATACTTCTGAAATTGCTCAAATCTATAATGTAAATGGAACAGCTATTGCTAATCCAGTTTTCACCAATACAATTGGTCAAACTGTTCATCAAGTTTTTCTTGATAATGATATTGACTATACTGTATCTTTTGATAAGTATATCGGCAATGCTTCAATGGAAGATGATGACGATAATTCTAATTGGGAATTTCAATATAGCAATGACTGTCCTTCCATCAAAGTTGTTTTAGAAATCGATACTGATTCTTTACAATCAGTAAATACTATTGCTAATCTTCGTGCATTAGATCCTCAAACTATTGCTACTAGAGGAAATGGTAAATATGTTGAATTACTAGGTTATAACAACCCATTTGATAAACCTATTGTTTATTATAAATGGAATGCAAGTTCAACTGCTGCTGATAATGGTGGTTCTATAATCAAAGTTTCAAATATTTCCACTGGTAGATGGGAACTTGTAAACCTATTTGATAATCAAGGTGTTGATGTAAGACACTTTGGTGTATTTGGTGCTGCTTCTAGAAGTTCTGCATCTGATAACATGAGCAACATGATTTATGCTGCATCTCAATACGCAAGTACTATTGGTAAATCATTGTATTTTCCAGCTATTCCTGGATATGGATTGACATGGTATAAGATGAACAATCTTACTATCAGAAATGCTATCTTTGAACCTTCAACACGCGTATTTGGTAATGCAGGAACAACTAATACAATTTATGTTACTGGTGAAAATTCAAATCTTGTAGTTTATTCTGGTGAATCTTATCTATCTACTTTCCATATAAAAGGTGAAATAGTTAGAACTTCATACGCTCCAACTTCTTTGAATACTATCGCACAGAAGTTTGAGCCAACATACAAACTAATCATTGACTCTACTCCAGATATTTCAGGTCAGTATAGTTTTACTGATCTTATTGTAGATGTATTGGCACCTGCAGAATGGATTACTTTCAATAACTGCGTGATAAATTCTGTTGAGAATATTGGTGGCGCATGTAGTTTTAGTGGTAAAACAAGACTAACTCAGTCTATGTTCCAGCCTTCATTGGACTTGATTTCTATTGACATTCTTGACGAAAATGTTATCATTGATATTGATGACTTCCCAAGCACAAATGACTGGATGAGACTAAAGAGAAAACAGAATCCAACTGAAATGGATTTCAAGGGAAGAACTGTCAGCATCTCTGACTATTTCATGGATTGGGCTAATTCCAAAGTAATTACTTACAAGAATGCTAAATTTAGCCAATATAGAATGGCTGGTAAAACAGTTACACTTGAAAATTGTTCAGGTACTTTCCAAATCTATAGAACAGACGGTGCATTTGAGTTGTATCTAAAAAACAGTAATATGGAACTCACTTCTACAACTAATATGCACAGATTGAATTGTTCATATTCTACTTTCACACATAGTTATAACAGAACTATTGATATAGTCAATGCTGAATATTCTACTATAAACAGTGCAACTATAACTTCAAATGCTTCATCTGTTGTATGCAAAAACTGTGATTTGAACTGTGGTATTGTAGCAAATTCTGTAAAACTTACAAATTGTGATTGTCATTTACCTATTACTGACCATGTAAATCCATATATTGTTGGATGTACTATTCATAACAACATAAACCAGTCAGTTACTTCTGGCAATTCTATTATCTTCACTATAATGAACAATACATTCGTCGATAGTGGTAAACATGCTCTATCTACTTCTGTATCAAATTCTTCTGTTGATGGTAAATGGATTGGAAATGTGAACCTTACAAGTAGTCATTTCATTACATTGAATAGAACTAACATGAAGTCAAACGAAAATGACCACGGATATGTTTATGAAAACAATTCTGGTAAGAATACATTACAGCGTTTAGCTGCTAAGTGGTCTGATACAGTTCAACTTGCTGATTCAGTTGGTGCTAAAAAGATTATGTTCAAACAAGTTGACGGTCATACTGGTATCTACTATTATCCAGGAAAAATGAATGAGGTATCTGCCGGTACTACCAATGCATCATACTATCTAACATCATTCAGGATGTTCTCAGTTGGTACTACTGGAATTGAATTGCTTTTCCAGGGTTCAGGTCCTGCAACTTATAAGTATAATGATTCTCTAATGAATACTTCTTTAGGCTATGCTGTATGGAATCCAATGAATCAAGTTGAAAAACTATGGTATAGCAGCAATATTGGTTGGGCAAAGAACCTTGTTTTTGATAATGGTTATACATGGAAGATCTGTAGAGCTGATCCAATCTTTATGATCAATGCTAATTCTTCATATTTCCCAACTGCAACTAATATAACTTTTGATTTTGAAGTAAAACCAAAATAAAACAATAAGTGGTGTAAATGCCACTTTATATAGTCCCAGTGATGCAATTGGCTAGCATATTTCCTTGCCATGGAGAAGGTTGTGGATTCGAATTCCACCTGGGGCTCTATAATATGGGCTCGCATGATCCAAGGAGGCGATTTGGCTTTGCAAGCCGAGTGTGAAGGGTTCGATTCCCTTCGGGTCCACTAATAAGATGTCAACAGCAATTTCAATGGCGACTGTCAAACAAAATGACATCTTGCTTATGCTGAAGTTAGTGTAATGGAAACACATGAGATTGTGATTCTCATATTTTAGGTTCAATCCCTAAACTTCGGCCTAAAAAATTTTTTTATAATATATCAAAAATACAACTAATTTTATATAGAAAGACAAAAACGTGGTTTGTCAATCATTTATTTTTATTTCCACGGTCAATGAGGATTCATTTATTATGATGAACACAGATCAAATCAATAGTTATTTGGAAAAACTCCATGCTACTAATGATGAAAATACAGTCAATGAAGAAACTACTAAGGCTAATGTAGAAGAATCAAAGACACAGGAAGCACAAACAGTCGATGCAACCCAAGAAACTCCAAAGACTGGATCCGAAGAGGAAGAAATCAAAGAATCTGATGTAAAGCCAACAGAAGAAACTGAGAAGAAACCTGCAGAAGATAAGAAACAATCTGGTAAGAAATATAGCAAACAGGAACAGATCGATTATTCTTTCCAAAAGCTAAAAACCAGAGAAGAAGCCAAACGTAAAAAGTTAGAAGCTCGTATCAAAGAACTAGAAGAAGCACTAAACAAGAAAGATAATGCTCCTAGTTTTGATAAAAATAAAGAAGAATATATCAAATATTCAGTCGATCAATACGGCAAAGAAGCCGAAAAGAAAAGACTTGAACAAGAATATATTGATTCTAAAAGATATGAAGCTGAAGAACTAAATCGCAAGAGAATTGAAACTTGTTTTGCTGATGAAGTTGAACGTGAAAAATACAATACTCTCATAAAGAATAACGGACCTGACTTCGTAAAACTACTTGATAAAGAAGATCCAGAAAGTGTAGTCCTAGGTTATCTTGATGACTGTGATATTTCTCCAATTTTAGTCAGAATTCTTATGACTAATAAAGAATATAGAGATCAAGTATTATCAAAATCATCTCCATACGGTAAACAAAGAGCAATGGAAAATCTTGAAGCAAAAGTTCGTTGGGCTCAAAAACAACTGGAAAACAGAAAATTGAAAGAACAGGAAAATGAACATAATGTTCAAGAAAAACCTAAAATTCCAGTAGTCGGCACAGTCACTAAGTCTGATTCCAATGATGGAAATATTGTAAAAGACTATAATGATGTGCTTCATAAACTAAATCAAAGAAAATATAACAAATAAAAATCATAATTCATGGTCACATTGACCAAAAGGAAAAATTATCATGCCTAATACAATAAAAACTAATAGTCTTGCAGAATTAGTAACAGTTCGTGCAGCTGAATCTGCAGCATATTTCACCGTTGGTTCTAAGAAATGGTTCAAAGACCAGCTAGTTGGTAAGAGAAATGGTCAGACTTATCGTTTCGTTATTCGTGATACAGCAGGCGCTTATGAAGGCTTAGCTGCTGACTTAGCAAACGACAAGATCTCTATCGTTGAACGTGAAATTCCTCTAACAATTCGTAATTTCCGTGTATTGATCGAAACTAACGCAATCGAATCTGTAACTGATGTTGATTGGGATCCAGAAATTGCTCAGCCAAATGGTCAGAAATTGGCTAACAAGGCTGTAAAAGCAATCATCGATTCTGACTTCGGTAAGGTCGGTACTTGCTTCGTTGGTCAGGGCTTCGCTCCAATGTCTCGTGCATCAGGTCACTTAGCTTCTATCACAACTGAAGAATTGTTCGGCTTCGTTGATCCTAACGTTGAAGCTATCCTAACTTCTAACGGTCAGCAATTCGTTCCAGTAAATGCTCCTGATATGTATTCTAAGGGCTTACTAGGTAAGTTCCATGGTGCAGAATATCGTTCACAGCGTTTCTTCCCATCTGTAAATATCTCTACTGGTAATGAATTCGACAATGGAAAGGTTACTGTAACTTCTTATACAGCTGGTACAAACTACGATACTATCGTTCTAGGTGCTACTACATTGACTTCTTCTCTAAAGAAGGGTACACCATTATTCATCGAAGGTGTATATGCTACTGACACTGTAGGTGATCCAACTTCTATGCTTCACTCATTCGTAGTATTAGAAGACGCAACTGCTTCTTCAAATGCTATCACTGTAAAGGTTGCTAAGGTAGATATGGCTGGTGAAGGTACTAAGGATATCGCTAAAGCTGACGGTTCTGTTTGGACTGCTGCAACAATTGCAGGTTTGAAGGTTGCTGTTCCTGAAGATGGTATCTACTACATGGGTATCGTTCGTGCAAACGGCGCATTCGAATTCGAAACACTTGACAAGCTAGATGCTGCTGGTGCTGATTATGAAAAGGTTTCAGTCGAAGGATTGAACGTTCATAAGAACTCATTAGTTGACATTGAAAAGATGACTAACTATACTCGTTTCGACCTACCAGTATTGGCTGGAACTGTTGAACCACGTTGTGTAGCAATGTTCTTGATCAAGTAATCTAAATATTATAAATATAAAAATAAGGTCATGAAGTATTCTTCATGGCCTTTTTCTATTTTATAGAGGTAAGTATTCTATTTATAATGTCCAAACATTGCATTCTCTGACTGCATAAGGATGTCCTACAAAATCTACTTCACAATCACACCAGACACCATCATGATTTTGTCCACAATATATCTCATTTACACCTGTTGAATCATTCATCTTGCAATATTCTGGATAATTATCACAATATAATGAATCAACTTCAAATGGTTCTACTGAATTTTGACTACATGCAGTCATTGATACAATCATAATAATAAATAATAATATACCAATTATAAATATAATAATATCTTTTTTCATATTTTATTCCTCCTATTCTATTTATAAAGAAAGACTATGAGATAATTTCTCATAGTCTTATTTATTTATAGGAGTCAAAAACTTATTTATTCCATTCTAATCTATATTGATCATTATAATTCATTGTCTTTGGATCAATATATCTAACTGCAAATTCAGTCATACAATATCTTACATATTTTGGATCATTGTGATGTTTTTTATAATCTTCATCTTGTAAGTCACTAATTCTTCTGAAACATGGACGGTCACCAAAAAGTTTATCAAATTCTTTATATATTTTTTCACGATGTTTTTGTTCTTTATTGAATAGTTTGTCATAAATTGCACAAAAGATTTCACCCATATAAATGATTGCTTCGGGTAAAAGTCCTACTACCAATATTGCTACAATCAACCAAAATATAATATTCATAATTTACTCCTATAATTGTTATTGTTATTGTTTTATATTTATAATATACTAAAATTCACTTCACTTGTAAACCCTTTTATACGAAATAATTTCTAATAAGTTTTGTAGTATTTTCCAATTCTTTTCTACATTGTCTTTTTGTTTCTTCTCTAATTTTTGGATTGTTTCTAAAATTCTTATAACTGCTATATAGATTTACATGACGAAGTTCTAACAATAATAATATAGTATTTCTATCAGATATATTATTTATTTTTGCCATATATCTAATCCATAAATTAGAATCTTGTGGATATTCTGCTGGTATATAGTTATGGTTCCACTGTAAATAACCTTTATCATTGACTGGATATTTATATTTCTTTGCTAATTCAAAATTTCTTACTTTATTTTGACTGTCAACTAATGTATATTCAATTCTATTCTGATACAAAACTGGTTCAATGTCATCATTCAAAGCAAACATTTTTTCTAATACTTCATATTGTTTCAAATATCTACTATCTTTATATCCATGACTATCTTTGTATTCTTGCCAACCTTGTTTATCATCAAAATAAGCATTGAATAAGTCATGAACTTTCTTATGTGTATTGTAATTCAAAGCTACAAATGGATTGTCTAACTTTGTATATTCTGTATTTTTCATAATAATATGATGACAATTCCAATCATCTTGTAAAGGTTCACCTGTAATATAATCTAAACCTTTTTGTTCATTGAAAATCTTTAGTCTATGATCTTGCCAAACAGTTGAACTTCTAAACTGTCTTTTTTCTTTTTCAGTCATTGAAAAATCATGTCTATTTGTTTTTACTAATAATTCAAATGTATTCATTTTATTGCCTCCCATATCTGTGCTTCTATATTATTTATATAACGAGCAAGTTGATTTTTTGCAGTAAAACTATTTTCTGTATGAGGTATATAATAATATGAATGTTGATAATATTGTTGATAAAATGTATAACGAAATGCTAAAAAGATGTGGTGTCACAGAATGCGCAGAAAGCGCTGTCCAGGACAATTTTGATGATACACATAAAAACCTATTGGAAGAACCTAAAATGAGCTCAGAAACGAAATCTGAGCAATATGGATATGGTAAAGATGTATCATTTGAAAGAATAAGACGATGTACTGGTTATCTTTCTGGAGACTACAAATCTAGATTCAACGATGCTAAACGTGCAGAAGTAGAGGACAGAATCAATTCTAATAAATATACTAGAACTGAATCATATCATGAAAGAGGAAATAAAAAATGATACCAAGAGATGCACAAAGATATTGTAGTGAAGATTTATCTAAAATAGAAAATTATGAATTAGCAAAAAATGATCCTACACCTAATAAATGGTGTATACATCACAGAGATGAATGTAAAGTGTTGCCTAGCGGTATGATAGCATTGCGATCATCGCAAGATCTAATTGAAAATGACCGCTATTTCAATTGTCCAGCAAATGAACTGATATTCTTGACTAATTCAGACCATTGGAAATTACATCATAAAATGGGTTCTATTGACTATAATAAAGTTTCAGTCAATACTAAAGAAGCAATGAAGAATGTTCCTTATGAAAAACTTGCATATTGGAAAGGCAAGAAACAATCATTTGAACAGAAACATAAGAAAATAATGAAAATACATGAAAGACGAAACGCTTATTTAGAATATAAAGCAAATGGTGGTCTATTGAAATGGAATGATTTTCAAAGATTCAATAATGCTAAAAGAGCAGAAGTTGAAGATAGAGTAAAACATGGATAATGACAAATTTTGTCAAAAATGATATTACTCATGTTATAAATAAGATAACTCTTTTAGTATATCACAAAATAAAACCTAAGGACTGTCAGATTTGCTGCTTCCTTAGGTTATTTTTATGGGGGCCCGGCGGGCCCCTTATTATAAAAGATTATATACTAGTATAAAATTTTATTGTTCGTATACTGTTCGTAGATTGTTCGTTCGCGGTTTGAAGGACAACATATTCCTCTTCAGGTTTTGACTATGCATAAAATATGCAACTTTTATAGTTTGACTATTAGTTGCATCTATTATAGTGTATTCTATTATAGTATATTGACTATATAGTAAATCAATAAAAATAAAAATGTTTTATGGCATCTTGCTTGCAAGTGACATAAAACTGTTGGTTTACCAACAAAATAAAGGGCATAACTATATGTTATACCCTATTATATTTGATTGTTATAGTGTTGACTATTATATGATTGACTATAATGTTAGAACATAATATTCCATTCCTTTCATAGTTTATAACCATTATAGTTATCAAGCTTTAGGGCATCTTGCTTGCAAGTGACCTAAAGGTATCGCTTTAGCGATAATCTAATAGCATTCTATTATAGTCTGAATCTTATTGTTTTTTACTATTAGATGATTGTTATAGTATTGATGACTTTCAGTCATCTGATTGATTTCATTCATTTCATTCATTCAATCAATCATTTTATATTTTATAGAAATTCTTTATTATTCCTCTCTAATAGACACTTCTTTGGCTACCAACCAAAGAATTTTACTTCTTAGGAGATTTACAATAGAGCTTGCGATATAGGTCCTGCGTTTTATACCGGCTTCATCTCTACTACTCAGGGACGCCATGAGTAAGGTTCGCTATTCCTTACACTTACCTGTCTTTCCAGGCTGTTCAATTTTTGGAATCATCATTACTTACTCATATTATTTCAACTTTCAGTGGATTGATCAGAGAGTTATCTGAACTCAATAACTTCCAACTCTACTATTAGCGCTGCATTCTGTGAATGTTCTCAATCTTACCTACAATCTTTAGACTAATCTCAAGTATTTAGGGTTCTTTCAATATGTCTCTTCAGTGACACCCTCAATTATCTGCGTCTTATATTATATTTATATAACGAACACTTTCATTTTTTGCAGAAAGAATTTTGCTCCATGTTATAGTCAATATCACTATAAGGTTTCCATTCCTCTTATTCTATTTATATAACGAAAAAGTTCAATTTTTGTCATTTATGACATTTTTGAATTTTATATAGTAAAATGATCCAATTTTTATTCATTGAAAATTAGATATATAAATATATTATAAAATAATAATATTCGAGGTGATAAATGATAAAACAAATTATAGAAGATTTATATCTAAAACCAAAATTTGTTGAAGATGAAAATAAAGAAGTTTTAGCTTTTTATAAAGATAAAATAAAGAATCCAAGATTTTTCATAAAAAATTTGATAGATGAAGAAAGAATAAAAACTACTTGTAATTATTCAGCATGGACTGTGAATCCGTCTAAGAGAAAATGTTTTTCTTTATATGATGTTTATAATAATAAAGATCTGCAAGTAAAAATTGAAGAATATCTAACTAAAAAATATAATATAAAGACTTATGAAGAAATGAAAAAATATTTTGGATATGCTACAAGAACTTGGTCGTGTTTGTATATACCAAATGCAATATATTGCAAAGTGCCTTCATTATATAATACTGATACAGTTTATAAATTTCTTACAAAATATGCAAAAATTGGTGATAATTACTTTGATGCCTCTTGTGGGTGGGGAAATAGACTTTGTGGTGCTTTGAAAGCTAATGTAAATTATTTTGGCACAGACCCAAATAAAGAATTATATGAAAAACTTTTGAAAATGTATACCAAGTTCAAGAAAATAACAAATACAAAAGCAACTGCTGAAATAAAATGCCAAGGTAGTGAATTTTTTATACCAGAATATGAAAATAAAATAGATGTAGCTTTCACATGTCCACCATATTTCTTTTTAGAAGTTTATACAAATGAACAGAAAAATATATTAGAAATGTCTTATAAAGATTGGCTCAAAGATTTTATGTATAAAACTATTGATAATACAATAAAATACTTGAAAAATGATGGTATTTTTGCTATAAATGTAAAAAATATTGGTAAATATAAAATTTTTGACGATGTAAAAGCATATTTGAATAAAAACGAAAACTTAGAGTTTGTTGAACTTATGAAAATAAAAATGTCACAAACAACAAAACATAAACTAAAATCAAAAGATAATATAGAATATATACAAGTATATAGAAAAAGAGTTTTAGAGGTATAAAAGATTATGAAAGAGACAGAACAGAAGATTAGAGGACAATGGTTTACACCTGATAATATAGCAGATGAAATGGTAAAGATGACACCAAATGATTGGTGGTCTAAAGGTATATTAGAGCCAACTTGTGGAAATGGAAATCTTGTTATACGTATCTTAGATGAGAAAGTAAAGCATGGATTGACACCAGAAGAAGCATTGAATACTACTTGGGCAAATGAAATTGATGAGAAGTATGCAATTGAATGTAGTGAAAGAGTCAGAGAATGGGCTGAAGATAAAGGATTTACTACACATTGGACTTGTATGAATGAAGATGCTCAGACTTATGATTTCAGTCAAATTCATTATGAATATATATGGACTAATCTTCCATTTGGGTCTTTCGATGGAAATTTGAATCAGTTTCTTCCAAATAGAATTACAAAGAATGTAGTCAAATCAGAAGGAATTCTAATTACAAAGCCAACTACTTATAAGAAATTTGTCAAAGAATATAATATTGTTGACTTTCCAGGTATTGCAGTGAAATGTCAGATTTCTCATTATGATTTGAATTGTATAGAATGTAAATCATGGCTTGATAAATATAAATCAATTATGACTAAAGAATGCAAATGGGTAGTGACTGATAATAGTTATACACATGTTATAATAACAATAAATGGTGGAAATACACTATTACACATATATGACCGGTCATATTATGATAAGAAAGGTAAATTACCAGTTCATAGATTATTATTGAAATTGACTGAAGATGAATATAATAAATTGATTTCATATAAGATACCAGATATTTACAATGAATATATGAAAGAACAATCTTCATATTCATACTGTCGACAATATGTGATCATCAAATCACTAATAAATGAAGCATTACAATGAGATAGTTATAAATATAATAAAGGAGATTTATTATGAGCAATGTAGAAATTGATATTTTAGAAATCAAACAAATTTTGTATGGTATGAAAAAGAACATTGAAAAAATTGAAAATAACATTAGAGATAGTTATTTCAATGAGAAAATCATCGAAATGCAATATGGAGATGATAATGTAGATGATAATTATAAACTTCGTATGAAAATTGATAAATGTATGAATGCTTTATTGGAAACTAAAAAAGAATGTAAAGATTGTAAGATTGTTCAAGAATATTGTGATACTGCTTTAGAAGCTTTACATAAACAATATATTGAATTATCTTTAGAGGACTAATATAAATGATTCATATAAATTCTAATAAAATAGTACAATTTGTTTGTGCGAATATATCTGGTTGTAGTTTTTATAGAATACGTTGGAATGCACAATATTTAGTTTCATTTGCAGATCAAACTGGTGTAATGCCAGTCATTACTAATGATATTTTATTTGATAAACTTGATAAAACTGCTTCATTTGTAATTGAAGGAGCATTTACTTTTATAGACCAAATAAAAAAATTGAAAGAATTACAATCTAAATTTGGTTATAAAATCATATATGAAATTGATGATTTAGTATGGAATATACCAGAATATAATACAGCAACAAGTCATCAAATCAATTATTATGAAAAAGTAAAAGAAGTATTACCTTATATTGATAGAGTAATTGTTTCTACTGAATATCTAAAAAGATGTTTTGAAAGAGATTTTGATTATCATGCAGTACATGTAGTTCCTAATGCAGTTCCACAATTTTTATTCAATAAAAGAAAAGAACCAATAAAAGAAAAAATCATAAAACCAAAAGTTTTATATACTGGAGCACCACAACATTTTAGACAACCTTCACCTATTATTCAATTACCAAATGGACAAATTCAAACTGGTATTACTCCATTATATGGTGACTGGAATAAAGAATGGATTGATTTTATTATTGACAATGTAAAAAATGATAAAATTGAATTCATTTGTTTTTGTGTTATTCCTTGGTTTTTTGAAGAAATAAAAGATAAAATAAAATGTATTCCATGGACTGATTGTAATAGTTTTCCTGATTTAGTAATGTCACAAAATGCAGATTTTTATATAGCACCATTACAAGATAATGAATTCAATAAATGTAAATCAAATATCAAATTATTAGAAGCTTCTATTATGGGTATACCATTTATTGGTGATAAATTTTTATTTTCACCTTATGAATATACTATTACTAATATAAAAGACTTCTGGAAATATACTGAACCTGATGAATATAATAAGATAGTTCAATGGCAATATAAATATATAGAACAAACTAATGGTTATATTAGTAAAGAATATCATCTAAACAATTTATTGATAGGAGTAATATAATGAAATATATAATTACACATAAAGATTTTGATTTACCAGATATTGATAAAAGTAAATATATTGTAGTTGCACCAAAAAATATAACAATTACACATGATTGGTCAAATGTAATTTATTTTGAAAATGATTTAGATAATAGACTTTGGTCTGAATTTTCTGCTATGGTTTATCTTTCTACTATAGTAAAAGATGATGAGTGGGTTCAAATCAATCATTATAGACGTATTATGACAAATTTTGAAAATCATTATTGTGTAGCTGAACCAAATATATTTCCAACTACAATTTACAATCAATATGCAAGTTGTCATAATAAAAAAGATATGGATATTTTGACAGAAGTTATAAAAGATAATTTTCCAAATGTATATAATAGATGGTTATTTATTTTGAATAGTAATGTTTTATATCCTTATAATATGGTAAATATGTCTGGATATACATATAAAGAATATGTAAATTTTGTATATAATATATTATCTAAGTTTCAAGAAAAAATAAATGTTTATACTTTAGAAGATATGAAAAAATATACAGAAAATTATCAAGTTCCTGATCATTTCAAAGATAAACCAGAATATCAAACTAGATTATTATCATTTTTATCAGAAAGATTGACAACTTTGTATATTTCTCTATTGATTATACAGACAAATGTATTTCCAATGCAAATTCAAAAATACGATAACGCACTATGAACAATCAGAAAACAAAACAAAAATTCCGTGCTTCAAAGAAATGGAAAGACTTTAGAAAGAATTTGATACAAAAACAAAAAATCGATCCAATTACAGGAGCAAAACTCGGCAAAACTTGTAATTGTCACCACATGGATCTTGATGAAAATCACTATGAAGATTTATCAAATGAAGATAATTTTATATGTCTGAATAAAATGTCACATGATGTAATTCATTTTATTTTTTCACGTAAAGATCCTAAACGGTGGCGACAGCGCATTCTAAACATTATAAATATACTAAAACACATGGAAAAGTTGAACACAAAGGAATGAATTTATGGAAAAAGTCACAACAATTGTAATTTATAGTACACCAAAGAAATCATTTGTAGTACCTAAAGGTAAATACAAGAAATCTTCAAAACATAAATATTATGCAGAAGTCGATCTTCCAGAAGAATTTGATTTCGGTTTTGATGATAAGAAAGAAATAAAAAAATATATTACAAATAGTAAAGATGTGCAGGATTTTATTGTAAACGAAATGCAAAAACTTGTGGATATTTCAAAAGCATAATTTACCTCAATAAAAGAAGCAATTTAGCTTCTTTTATTTTTTATAACTAATTTTGTTTGAATAAATAATAATTTTTATAATAGGAGAATAGTATGGACAAACTAATCGGTTTATTTGAAGATTTAGCAGATCGTTATAATTTTTCTGATGAAGATATTGCTAAAATCAATGACGTACTCTACGGCACTGAAGATGAAAAAGGTCTATTTGGTGATGAATACGTAGGAGAAAAAGAATATGAAGATGAAGACGGAGAAGAATACGTCGAAGAAGACGAATTTGAAGACTAATGAAGAAGTTTCTCAAGACCAGATAGTATTTCTATTGAAAGAAATTCTGGCAGAACTAAAGAAACTAAAGAAACAAAATATGTCTGCCGAAGAAATATTCGGAGGAAAATAAGAGGTAAAAAATGAGTGATATTTTAGAAGTATTTGAATATAATCAACATTTTGTTGCTATGATGAATATTATAAACAAAGCAAAATTATGTAATGTTGATGAAGGAAAATATGAAAAACATCATATCATTCCTCAATGCTTTTATAAATTGCGTAAACTGAAAATTGATAATTCTGAAAAGAATTTGGTAAAACTAACGGTTGAAGAACACAGAAAAGTACATAAACTAGCAGTTTTATGTGCCAAACCATTTATTAGAATAAAACTAAAATGGGCATCCTGTATGATGAATAGAGAAACAAATCCCGGTTTTGGATATCATCAATCAGCAAAAGGCATGAAACATTCAGATGAATGGAAAAGAAAACATTCTGAAGATATAAAAAATAAATGGAAAGATCCGATTTTTCGTGAAAAAATGACTAAATTGAAACTAGGTAATAAAAATGGCTTTTATGGTCATAAACATTCAGAAGAATCAAGACGAAAAATGAGTGAAAAACTGAAAGGTAGAATACCTTGGAATAAAAGAAAAATTGAAGGAGAACAATAATGGCTGACACATTTTTTTATAAAGACTGGAATAAGAGTCTTTCTATCAATGCTGATGGAACTTTACCATATTCACGTTTAGTTGAGCTAAATCCTGAAGAAAGAGAAAAAGCATGTAAAAACCTGAATATAGCCGGCAACGACGCAATCGAACGTCTTGAAGGAGAATTTACTGATCTTCGTGGCGATATGGCAACTGTAGAAGGAAATGTCAATACAGCTCTAACTGCAGTAAATGATGCTGTATCAGCTGCAAATGACGCTGTTACTGCTGCTAATGCTGCTCTTTCACAAGTATCTACTGTAACTGCTGATGTTGCTACTATTTCAGCTAAGGCTGATAGTAATAGTGATAATATTTCTGTATTATCAGGAAAAGTTGATACTAATAGTGCTAATATTGTTGCTCTTTCAGGTAAGAATACTGTACAAGATAACAGATTAGATGTATTAGATAACAAAGTAGCAGGACTCACAAATTCTGCAACATATCATGAAGCAAAGATTCAGAATCTTGAAACTGATTGGTCTTCATATAGTGCAGATTTGAGAAACGATTTCAATACATTCTCTGCTGCAGAAGATGCTGTGATTACGGCCGCAACTGCTGCTATTCCTGGTCAGGTTTCTGCTGAAGTTTCTGGCCAACTTAGTGGAAAGCAAGATAAACTAACACCAGGTGTGAATATCACCATTTCAAATGCTGGACGAATAGATATCAAAAATCTAGCGTGCTCAGCAGCAAACAATAGTGTTGCAATCGGTGACCAGGCTAACGCTTACGGAAATTACAGTTTCGCACATGGCAACAGAACCTATGCAAATCTGTATGCACATTCCGAAGGTTCTAAGACGAGTGCAATCGGTGAACAGTCACATTCAGAGGGTGGCAATTCTATTGCAGGCGCCCTCGCTGCGCATGCAGAAGGTGGTTCTACCAGCGCCTATGGCA